ACTGGAAGGCGAAGGAGGCCATAGACGCCCAGGCCTTCGCCACCGAGCGCGAAAAACTCACCCGCGAACTCGCCGCGCAGGAAGACCTGATTGCGCGGCTTTCTCGCGTCAAGCCCAAGGACGCCAACCAGAATGCCGAGATCGCGCAGAAGCTCAACGATGCGAAGGTTGAGGCAGCAAACCTTCGGGCGGAACTCGATGCTCTGAACGGCAAAGAGGTGGCAGCCAAGTTCAAGCTGGAGATCGACCGCGAGAAGGCGATGCAGGAGATCCGTGACGCGGTGGCCGAAGCGCAGGACGAAATCGCCAAAATGACCGGCACGGAGACGCCGGAAATGCGCCGGGCCGCCATTGAGCGCGCCATGCGCGACATGCTGGACAAGCTGAGGCAGGACGCAGAAGGCGCGGCGCTGGCGGATCGGCTCATCGACCTCAAGGCGAAGGAGGCAGAGCTTGCTGACTTCGAGCGCAAGTGGAATCTCGCCCTCGAGCGAATGCGCAACGCCGAGCAGTCAGCCAACGCGCAGGCTCAGGCCGGGCTGATAACCACCAGCCAGGCGCAGGAGATGATCGCCAATGCTCACCGCCAGGCCGCCAGCGCGATGGAAGACCTGCTTCCTAAGATGGAGGCCATCGCCAACGCCCTGGGGCCGGATGCCAAGGCCAAGGTGGAGCAGTGGAAAACCGCGCTGCTGGAGGCCAAGAACGTCGTCGATCCGTTGGCAGACGCCATCAACACGGACGTGAAGAACGCCTTCGCCACCATGTTCGAGCAGATCGGCAGCGGCGCGAAGACCGCGAAGGAAGCCTTCCGCGACTTCGCCCGCGCGGTGATTGCCAGCATCCAGCGCATCGCCGCGCAAAAGCTGGCCGAGCAGATTTTCGGTGGATTGGGTAAGGGGGGCGGCGGTGGCGGCATCGGAGGCTTTATCTCCGGGCTGCTCAAGTTTTCCACCGGCGGCCCAGTCCCAGGCACCGGCACCGGCGACACCGTGCCCGCCATGCTCACCCCAGGCGAGTTTGTGGTTCGCCGCGATGCTGTACAACGTATCGGCCTGGACATGCTCCACGCCATCAACGGCGGCGGCTGGATACCGAGCATCAGCATGGGGCGGCTGGCGTTTGCCTCTGGTGGGCTTGTGCCAGCACCAGCGACGGCGGCAGCGCCAACGGTCAACGCCAGCACGCGCATCGTCAATATGTTCAACCTCGACGATGCGATGAGCGAATACCTCAACACCCGCGCGGGCGAGCGCGCGGTGCTCAACATCATCCAGCGCAATACGCGCGGACTCGGAGGCTGATATGCCGAACCAGATCGGCTTTGTGGACAATACCGGAGCCTATAGCCTTGCGCACTACAACCTCATTGCCGCGATCAAGGCATTCTGCGAGGCCAACGGATACACCACGCTGCGCTATACCACGGTGGACAACGAGACCAGCGGGCACGAACTCATCATGCGCGCGCCTGGTCTTACCGGCACCGAGCAGATATTCTGGGGCATCCGCACCTATCACAGCGTCTCCAGCGACTACTACAACCTGCTGGGAGGCATGTTCACCGGCTACGTGTCCGGGAACACCTTCGACACCCAGCCAGGCGCTGTACTGGTCGGCTGCCCAGCGCACAACAACCGCATCGATTACTGGCTCACGCTCAACGGGCAGCGGATCGCGCTGGCTATGAAGGTCGGCACGCCGGTTTACGAGCACCTGTACCTTGGCAAGTTCCTGCCGTATGCCCGCCCGAGCCAGTACCCCTATCCCGTGGTGGCCGGCGGCATGCTGGCCGGGGCAGCCGCCACGCGGTTTTCGGACACCACGCACGATTTCTATCTGCGCGGCAACCATGCGCGCGGACAACTGCGCACACCGGGCGGGTGGATCAATATGTATTGCTACCCGTGGGGAAATAGTTTACTCACCAGCACCGCGCCGACTAACTCCGGACAACTTCAGGCGCGCGACACTGGCGGGTTTTACCCGCTTTTGCCGGTCGAACTTCATGACGGCAGTGCCAACGTGTACGGGCAACTCGATGGAGTTTTCCACGTAAGCGGCTTCAACAACGCCGTGGAAAACACCCTGGTCATCGGCGGCAAGACATACGTGGTCATGCAGTCGGTGGCGCGTACCAGCCACATCGATTATTACGCTTTGAGGATGGACCCCTGATGGCTTACTACTCCGGCACAGCAGGCAGCCTGACCGCGCTGCGAAACGCGCTGCTTACCCACGCCGTTGCCGACGGCTGGTCACAATCCGCGCAAACATCGGTCACAGGATCGATAAGCACCATCACCTTGACCGTCACTGCGGTGTCGGTCGGGTCGTTGAATATCGGCGATGTCATCAGTGGCGCAGGCATTGCCCCAGGCACGACCATCACCGCACTCGGCACCGGCACAGGCGGCACCGGCACTTACACGGTGAGCGTGACGCAGACAGTCGCCAGCACCACTATCACCACGGCGGCCAATGTGCTGTCGAAAAACGGCGTGTTTTTCCGCATCGGCGAGACGGCAACGAACATCACCTGCCTGGGGGGCGAGAGCGATGTGATGTCGAATCCGGGGCCGGATTTGGTGTCGATTGGGCGGATTTTCCAGCGAACCGGATACCCGACGATGGAGATTTCCTTCCCGTGCAATTACGAGGTATTCGGCTTCGACAAGGAACTCTATCTCGTCGTCAATTACGACGTGGACAGATACCAGTGGATGGCGTTCGGAAAAAGCACGGTTCCAGGGCTGGTAAATAGCGGTGGGTGGTGCGGGGCGAGCGTGGGAAGATTCACCGCAAACGGGAGCTTGGCCGACACAACATATGTTCTCATGGGGACTGAATTTGGCGGAAACATCTATGGGGAAATTGTGCCAGCATTATTCTGGACAACGAATGCCGGCACATCGAATTGCAGGAATTGCTGGGTCAATCATGGGCTTGATTCACACGGATGGACATGGAATGGATCGGCGTCGTCTAACCCAATAGGGATTCGACATGTGTCCACATTGCTCGGTTTACAGCCGAACTTCTGGAACTCAGACACTGTGCTGCTTCCAATCAGGGCCTATAAAGAGCGGCCATCGTACAGGTCGAGCCTTGTTGTCGATCTTGAATTTGCGCGCTTGATTAGGATAGACAACCTGTCCCCTGGCGATATTCTGACCATAGGCTCAGACAAGTGGAAGGTGTTCCCGTGGTACATCAAGAACTCTGCTGTTCGCAATGCTAGTGGGGTAACGTCAGGCACCGGCGTATCTCACACAGGGACATTCGGCTGGGCCATCCGCTACGAGGGGCCGTAAGTGGCGGTAATCGACGGATTTCTTGTCGCAAGCAACAGCATCGGCGGATTCACCACGCCGTATATTACCTCCGACTTTGGCATCTACAGCGAGGCGTGGGTTGGAACTCGGGAGAAATGGCTGACGCCTGCAAGCCCTGGCGGCCAGACGATCACCAACAACCTGCCAGTTTCCACCGCGCCATACGTGTTGACGGGCGGCATCGCCATCAGCTACTTCGACGACTACTACAACCGCATCCACATCCAGCCGCCACAAATCGATCTCGGAAACCTGTTGAGCGTGCAGACGCGACAGGCAACGGTCTGGAATGCGTACATGACGCCGCATGGCCTTGGCGCAATTCAGGAATCCGGCACAGAAGGCATCACGAAATCCGGCATCACCGCGCCGACCGTTTTTGCACCTTTGGAAGAACGCACATTCACTCTCAATGTTGACACCGACGGCCCGGCCACGATAGATGCGCGCTACACGTTCTTCTTTTCGTCCGAGTCGCCAGTTCTGCTCGTGTCTGGCCGCCGCGTGGTGGTATTCGGCTACGCGCCGAACTGGTCTGAGCCAGTACGAGAGCGTCTTGCATGGCTGACGGATGTGCTTCTTGCGCAGTCCGGAATCGAGCAGCGCGTCGGGCTGCGCGGCATTCCGCGCCGTGCGCTATCGTATTCCTTGCTCACGCAGGACAGGCTCGCATCGGCCAAGCTGGAAACCATCCTGCTGGGCTGGCAGTCCCGGCTGTACGCGCTGCCGGTGTGGACGGAAATGCAGGTGCTTGCCGCGCCGCTGGCGGCGGGCAGCAGCACAATCCCATGCCAGACGACGGATTACGAATTCGCGGCGAACGGCCTGGCGCTCTTGTGGCGCGCCCACGACCAGCATGAGGCGGTCGAGATTGCCAGCGTCGGCGCGTCTTCCATCACCATCAAGTCGCCAACGGTTTCGGCGTGGCCCGCCGGAATGCGGCTTTACCCTGTCCGCCTGGCGCGGCTTCCGCAGCGGCAGAGATTGACCCGCGAGACCAACCATCACCTGAGCGGCACGGTGGAGTTCGAGCTTGCCGACAGCCCGGCCATTGCGGCGGTGGACACGGGCGACACCTACGCAGGCTATCGCGTCTATGCCAGCAGCCCCAACTGGGCGGAGCCCATCGAGGTCGAGGCCATGCGCCAGCTCGATGTGCTGGACTACGAGACCGGGGCGCGATTGGTGGATGATCTATCCGGCCTTGCCGCGCTGCTCAAAAGCTGGCACTGGACGCTTGGCAGTCGCGCCGAGATTGTCGCGCTGAAAAAGTGGCTTGCGGCCCGCGAAGGGCGCCGCGTGCCTTTCTGGTCTCCAACGCAGGCGGAAGACCTGAAAATCATGGCCCCCATAGGATCGTCCGCCGTCTCAATCACGGTCGAGAATATCGGCTATGCGCGCTATCTGGCAGGCCGTGCAGACCGCCGCCATATCATGATCGAGACGCAGGCAGGGCAACGCTTTTACCGCGCCATCACCGCATCAAGCGAGATCGATGACGATACCGAACAGATCGCCATTGACAGCGCCCTTGGCGTGGCACTGCAACCGGCGGACATCAAGAGCGTGCGCTTTCTGCACCTTACCAGGCTCGAGTCTGACGAAATCGAAATCGCCTGGCATTCGCTGGCCGTGGCAGAATGCTCGACGATGTTGAGGAGCCTGCCGCAATGACCTACGCCGCGCGCGAATCCAGCGACCACGACGCGCAACCTGTCGAGCTTTACCGATTCACAGAGGGCACGCGCAAATGGCTTTACACCAGTGCAGACGCTGCTGTGGTGTACCAGGCGGAGACCTACGAACCGCGACCGATCAAGCGCGGCGCATTTCGCCAGACCCAGGAACTCAACAAGGCGACGCTGGAAATCAACGCGCCGCGCGACCTGCCTCTTGTAGAGGACGCATTCGCCAGCCCGCTTGTTGGCGTCATCGCCTTGACGATCTACCGCCAACATCGCGGCGACGCAGAAACGGTGGCTTGGTGGAGAGGCCGGGTTGCAGGCATCCGCGCATCTGGCAGCGAAATCACCATAACCTGCGAGCCGTTGGCGACAGCCTTGAAGCGGATCGGCTTGCGGCGTCCGGCACAACGCCAGTGCCCGCACGCGCTCTATGACGCAGGATGCACCGTCTCACCGGCGCTATTCTCAGCCACCGGAAATCTGCTTTCGCTCTCCGGGGCTACGGTGACGGCAAGCGCCTTTGCGACCAAGCTGGATGGCTGGTGGGTGGGCGGCAAGATCATCCTCAACGGAGTGCCGCGCTTTGTGATAGGCCACACGGGCGATACAGTGACCATCAGCGCGGCAGTGCCCGGACTGCCGCAGAATGCGGCGTTCACCGTGTACGCTGGATGCGACCGCACTCCAGCGACGTGCAACAGCAAGTTCAGCAACATCCTCAACTTCGGCGGGGCGCCTTGGCTCCCCGTCAAGAACCCGTTCACCGGAGACAGCGCGGGATAAGCCATGTGGACTCAGTTCATCGTCTGGGCAATCACCTCTGTCATCAGCTACCTGCTGCAACCCAAGCCGCCCAAGCCGCAGCCGGGGAAGATCGACATCCCGACCGTTGAGGAAGGCCGAAAAATCGGCGTCCTCTTCGGTGGGCGCTGGATCAAGTCGCCGCACATTTTCTGGTGGGGCGATGTGCGCACCACGCCGATCAAGAGCAAGGGCGGGAAGAAATGAGGGTGATGCGTCATCACCTGGACGAGATTGAGCCGCGCTACTGCGCGGGAGGCGCGCGTCGCTGGTTCGCCCGTATGGGGTGGGATTGGGCGGCCTTTCTGCGCGACGGCATCGAAATCGAAAAGGTCGAGGCCACGGGAGACGCAATGGCGCTCAAGCTGGCCGAGCACGTGAGGAATCGGCATGGGCAGCAGTAAATCCGCAACAGTCGGATATCGGTACTACGTCGGTATGCACCAGGTCTATGGCCTGAGCCCGACAACCGCGCCAATGACCGCGCTGAAGAAGATCAAGGTGGGCGATAAAGAGGTGTGGAGCGGCAACGTGACGGCCAACACACAGCTCAACATCAACCAGCCCAACCTATTCGGCGGAGACAAGAAGGAAGGCGGCATCGTCGGGCTTGTCGATGTTGAGTTTGGCGGTGCAAGCCAAGGCGTGAACAGCTACCTGGCCAGCAAGCTCACCGGCTACCCTGTGCCAGCGTTTCGAGGTCTTGCCGCGCTTGTGCTTCGCAGCCCGCAGGTCTCAGCACTCAATCCATACATCAAGCCGTGGTCAGCGTATTGGGTGCGCACGCCGGGCGGGTTCTACCCGGCCAAGGCAAGCATCGGCGACGCAATGAACCCGGCGCACATCATCTATGAACTGCTCACCAGCAACGCCTTCGGCATTGGCATGGCCTCTGGTGACATCGACACAGCTTCCTTCATCGCCGCCGCCGATACGCTCTACAGCGAGGGCCTGATGCTGGCCTTCTTCTGGGAAGGCGAACAGGAGACGGAGGAGTTCATCCATTACGTGCTCCAGCACATAGACGGCAGCCTTCATTTCAGCCCGGCCACCGGTAAGCTTGTGCTCAAGCTCGCCCGTGGCGGATACAACATCGCCACTTTGCCGATCCTGGATTCGTCCAACGTTCTGCGCGTGGACAGGTTTTCGCAGCCGTTGCCTGGCGAACTGGTTTCCGAGGT